AGCGTCGCCCGACACCCGGGCGTCGCCCGACACCCAAGCGTCGCCCGACACCTGAGCGTTGCCCGACACCTGAGCGTTGCCCGACACCCAAGCGTTATCCAACTGGCTCAGGTTCGCTTCTGACGCCACCCAGCCACCCAACGCACCGGCTACCACCGTGCCGAACGATACCAGCGCCTCGATGCGGTGCAGCGTGACCCCGAAAACCACCTTCGTCTCACGGGTCAGCCGATACTTCTTCTTCGTCTTGATTGCCATTTTGCTCGATCCTTTTCCCGATGGCTGTCCTGTCCATCTGGCGGCCATCCTCGCGTTGTTTTGTCGGTTTCGTCAAGCATCAAAAACAACAAAAGCAACAACGAGGTCATTTTTTATAGCGGTCGCCCGCCCATCCGGCGGCATCGACCGGCAGTCCCTTTGCCCAAACAGGCGGCAACTTCATCGCGCGGAGCAGGTGCTTGAGCGACGTGTCCGCCGTCGCTGCCGGGGCTTCGCAAATCATCTCGTCGTGGACCAGCAGCTCGGGCCGCAAGCCCAAATGCTCAGCCCGCTGGGTGGCGAGCGCCATGATGTCGCGGGCGACGGCCTGCGTGATGTTCTCGACCAGCTTGCCGCCGTAGGTGCGTTGCCGCTTCCACTTCCGCGTGTACTGGTCCACTCCCATGTAGGTGATGCCGACGCGGCCCAGCTCGTCTGTTTCGAGGCGGGCGTCGCGATAGACCAACTTGCGCCCGGAGGGCAGCTTGATCAGCAGATGCCCGCGCCACATGGCGAAGGACACCGGCCCGACGTTGTAGCTCGCGCTGGCGCCATTGATGGCCGACTGGAGCACAGCCTTGGCGGCGGCGTCGCAGTCCCACCAGAACTGGACGATCATGCGGTTGTTGGCGCGCCACGTCTTGACGGCCTGCTCGGCAAACTCGTCTGTCAGGGCTAGGCCGTAGGTCTTGGCCGTGTCCTTGAACTTCCGCCAGGACATACCGAAGCCACAGGCGAGCACGAGGACTTTCCCGAGCTGGCGGTTGCTAGAACCATTCTGGCGAGCGGTGTAGGTGTAAACGTCGGGGCCGGTGCCCGCGTCATAGGCGCGGAAGGTGTCCAGAATGTCCGACTGACCGGCGAGCCACGCGACCACCCTCGCCTCGATCTGCGCGAAGTCAGCGACGACGAGCTTGTTGCCGGGCTTCGCGACGATGCACCCACGTAGGGCGCTGGACACGATCCCGAGGAGCGGCCCGAAGAACGCCTCCAAGAGGTCATCCGACATGCCGTTCGCGATTGCCTCAAGAGCTTGCTCGATCAGCTTGACCGTGCCGCGCGGCATGTTCTGGAGCTGGATCAGGCGCCCCGCCCAGCGGCCCGTGCGTGAGGCTCCATAGAACTGGAGGGCGCCCCGGGCGCGGCCATCGTGGCGGGACGCCTCGATCATGGCGTTGAGCTTGGCCGTGCTCGTCTTCGCGCCGTCCAGGCGCAGCTCCAAAATCTCGCGCTCGTGGTCGGGCGTGCTCGGATCATCGAGCCGCTGCTGCACGGTATCTTTCTTGAGGTTCGCGATGGGCGAGCCAATGGACGTGAGATAGGTCTGGAGCGCGGCGGTGCTCGTGATGGTCTTCACCGCGCCGTTGGTGAGCTGTTCGACGTAGGAGTTGGTGTCGGCGCCAGCCCGGGAAGCCATCCCCTTGAGCGTGTCCACCATGTCCAGATCTACCTGGACACCGCGCTCGTTGATCTTCTGGTCTAGTTCCCAGAGCGCCTGTTCTTCTTCGGGCAGCGCGGGGATCAGCGCGCCTACCGACGCTTCGGTCACAACGTCCTGATCGCAGTAGTCTTGCAGACGATCCAGCTTTGCCGGGTCTTCCTCGTGCCACCACGACAAGCCCGACTTCGTGCGCCGGGGTTTGTTCATCTGCATCATCAGCCTGTGGCCGTCCTTGTCCTTCCAGAACTCGGGCGGCAGGCCGACGGCTTTCGCGGCTTCATCGAGCGAGAGGGGCAAGCCCCAATAGGCGGCCCGCGCCATCGTGTCCCGGAGCTGGCCGACCTCAAGCGGGCACAGCTCGGGATGCTGACGAAGGAGCACGTAGTTCCAGATGACAAGCTCGAAGCCCACGTTCCAGCCGTGGACATGGCGACGACGCGCGACGTGATCTGCTAGTTCTTGGGGGAACGGCTCGCCGGGCTTCCAGCGTTTGACCTTCGCGCCCTCGAAGGCGTAGCTCAGGCACAGGATGCGCGTGTCCGGATGGCGGGCATACTCGTGTGCGCCCGTCTTCCGGAGGTCGAGAGTGCTGGCCGTCTCGAAATCAATGGAAACGGCGCTGGGCACGAATGTCATTCCAATCGGGCTTCTCGAACTCGGGTTCGTTCTCCTCGATCGGGTAGACCGTGATGAGGTCGCCAAAGCCCGGCTGGAACACCCAAAGGTGCTCCATGAAGAACAGGTAGTCCGTGGCCTGCGGGTGCAGCGTCCGCTTATGCTGGACAAGGATTTGCACCCACATCGGCATCTGGCTCTCGCGCAGGCCTTCGATCCGGGCGCGGTCCACCATGCGGGCGATCGCCCGAGCCTTGATCTTGACGCGCTTACGCAGCCGCCTCATGCCGTGGACGGTCGAGCCGCGTTCGTAGCGGTTCGGGACATGGCGCATGGGTCACTCTCCCTCGCGCCCACGGACGGCACTTAGCCCGGCGGGGCCGACCTGTCCGACGAAGGTGGTGTCCCCGGCCTCGCGCGCAGCGAGCCCGCGAAGGTCGGCGCCGCCGGTCAGCGGAAGTTCGAGCTGTTCGCCGCCCTCGCGGGCCGCCTGCTCACGGGCAACCTCGTCACGGACAGCCTCGACCCACGCCTCGGCGTCGAGGCGGGACTTGATGACTTCGTGCAGGTAGCCGGACACGTTGAACAGGAGCCCGCACAGGGCGACCTCCAGCGGCTCCAGCGCGATCTTCTTCCAGCCCCGGTGGATCGTCCACCAGTCGAAGAAGTGACGGAAGCCGGACTTCATGTAGCTGTCGCGCGGCATCCCCTTCTGCCAGTTGTCGCCGTCGCGGAGGGAACCGTCAGCCAGCTTGCGCTTGCCATGCATGTATTGCGCGAACCGCTCCATCACGAGCGGCGAGAAGAAGCCCTCGTAGTCGAGCTTGCTGGCGTCCACGTCGCGGGTCGCGCCAGTGGCAAAGGTGCGGACCAACGGCCCTTGTCCGGGAGCGTTCGCCCAAGGGGTGTCAGTCGGCTGCGGGTTCGTCATCGAATTTCCTCCAGTCGGAGTGATTGCGGTCGAAGGCGCGGAGGATGGTCTTCGCGTGCTTGTTGGTTGCGCCTCGGGGGACACCGCCGATCAGCGGCGGGACCGTGCGGACGGTCCACTCATCGGGGGAGCCCTCGCGTCCGTGGATGGCGTCGGCTTCGCTGACAGCCTCGGCCCTCACGTCGAAGCCCTGCTTCGTCCAGAAGTCCTCGATCTGCCGTGCGATGCGCTCTGCTTGGTGCTGCTGCATGTGGGTGTCCTTGGGTAATCCCACCCCCGCCAGCTCCTCCGGCTCTCGTGTCCGGCTGGCGCTGGCGGGCGTGTTGACGTTCCAGTGGCGACTAGAACGGCATATCGTCGGGGGCGATGCCGCCCGAGGACGGCGCCTGCCCGGGCGTGATGCCCAGCGCGGCGAGCTGCGAGTTGTCCACGCTCTCGAACGCCTTGGCCGCCGAGCGGCGACCGTCGATGCGCGGCATGTCCGCCTTCACGATCTGGACGTGCTCCAGGGCGAACGAGACGCCCTTGTTGCCCGAGTTGTCGTAGGCGAAGGCGCGGACGGTGGCGCGCCCGAGCTGACCCGACCAGACATCGCCGGGGACCGTGATATCCTGCCCATTGATGTCCACGACACCGGGGGCTTTCTTGTCGCCGGGGCTCCACGGGTTGATGTAGACCGTGAAGTTCTCGAAGCCCGAGTATTCCTTCTCGCTCGCATTGCGGAAGGGGAGGCGGATCGAGCGCATGAACGCCGGGTCAGCAGCCTTCACCGCACCGAACTTGTCGGTCGCGGCGGCGACGACAGCCGAGCGCAGGTCCTGGTACTGCGTGGTCTTCATCGCGGTGTCATCGAAGCCGAGGATGACCGAGAAGCGCGGCTTGCCGCCGTCGGCGGCGGGCTTGGCGACGAACAGCGTGTCGGCAAAGCAGAGCGTGCCAATGGGCGTCATCGCCAGGGTCTTGGGGTTGGAGGCCAATTACTATTTCCTCAGAGTTGTGTGCCGGTGCCGAGTTGCGCGACGTGAGCAACTAATGACGCAGCGGCGAAACAGGTTCGGGGTCGGCCTCCTAATCGGCGTTGGGTGAGGGGAGGGTGGGTGCGAAGGCTTCCTGCGCCGAGCGGCCCTGCTGGACACGAGTGCGAGGATCGCCCTCGGGGGCGAGCGTGACGCCGCCGCTGGTGCTGGTCACAAGGCCGAGCTGATCCATGAGCGCTTTGAACGCCTTCTTGCCCAGCAGCCTCTCCGTCTGCGCGGGCGAGCGCAGGCGCGTCTCGGTGTAGAGGCCGGGTGCGAGCCCGGCGTTGTGCAGGGCGGCCACGATCTTGGGCTCGTCGTCGGCCCACACGCGGCGCGGGCGGGTCGGAACCAGCTTCCAGCCCATGCCCGGGCGGGACGACGCCCTGAGCCTGTCCGCAGCGAGGGTTTCGAGCGCGGCGAAGTAGGGCTTGATGATCGCGAGCTTGTCGAGCAGTTCGCCCAGCTTCTTGTCTGAGATGTGTGTGTCCGGCAGCGCGGCGAGCGCGTCGGTGTTGGTCGGCACACTCGTGGGGTCCGCGCCGTTCGCGACGGCCACGTTGGCGGCGGGCACGTTCTTGAATGCGTCCTTGGCCGCGTCGAGCGAGAACTTTTCGGCGGCCTTGCAGTGAGGCAGCGCCGGGCAGAAGCGGCAGTGCTCGCCGGGTTGGAAGGTCGTGCCGTTGTCGTTGATCGCCCGTTCGACGCCCTGGTAGAGCGGCCCGCGCGCCCAATCATGGACCTCCTGCCCGCTGTAGCTGGCGCGCCGGATCGGGCCGTCGGGGTGGTAGGCGCGGGGCTGAACGACGATTGTCTCGATCTCGCTGGGCGTCCAGCCGTCGGGCAGGGCCGCGTAGCCGTGTTGGGAGAGCAGGTAGTTCAGCAGCTCGCGCGAGAAGGCGCCCGCTGCGTAGTAGAGGAGCTGGGGGTTGCCGGTGGCCTCGACGGCGATGCCTCGCCCGAACTTGAGGTCCACAATGATCAGCTTGCCGGTCTGCGGGTGGAACGCGATGCAGTCCGCCGTGCCGAACAGATCAATGCCGAGGGGTGGGAGTCCGCTCCAATGGATCATCGGGGAGACGCGCGTCTCCAGCAGGATGATGTATCCCAGCGCCATGAGGCCGCGCACGAAGTCCACATAGGCTTGCACGTTGTCCGAGAAATCTTCGTCGGGCGTGAACTCGAAACCGTCCGCGTGGAACGTCCGCCCGATCAGGTCTGCCGGGTTCGAACCTGCGAACAGCGCGGCCTCGGATACGGAGTGGGCGAGAGTGCCTTCGGCGGAGAACTCGGTCGAGCGACGCTCGCCGGTGTCCACGGCCTGCCCGAGCGCATACGATCCCGAACACGCGAGGAGCCGGTGCGCCGAGCTGGCGGGGAATGCACTGTGTCCGGTGTTTGCCATCAGACGGGCTCTCCACGTTCGGCGCGCCACTTGGCGAGCCCTTCCGGGGTGGCCGTCGAGTTGGCCACGATGCTGTCGGGGTTGTCGTCAATCCACACGTCCGGGACGAAGCCCTGGCCGAAGTGGGTCAGATACCAGCGCTTGGCGACGCCGCGCGTGTAGAAGACCTCGCGCTTGCCTTCCAGGTTGCGGAGTGGGAGCGTCCGGTCGAGCACGGGGTCGCGGATCGTGACGATTGCGACCTCGTGTCCGTGCAGTTCGGCGGCGACCGCGACCTTCTCCCAGAACTCGGGGTCGAGGCTGTAGGTCTTGTCGTAGTCGAGCGCGATCCTCATTGGGTCAGCACCATGCGGTGCGGCAGGCCCACCTTCTCTGACGTGGCGTTGAACTTGGCGGCAACCGCAAAGCTCAAATTGATCCCGGCGGCCTGCGCGATGAGGTCGGCGCAAATGACGACATCTGCCAGCTCCTCCGCCAGATGCTCAATCGTGTCGCGGGAGCCGCGAAGGCCAAGCCGCTCGCGTTCCAGCTTCTTGATGACGTTGCAGGCTTCGCCCACTTCACCCGCCATCTCATTGCCACGATAGGACAGGCTGATCTGGTTGCCGCTGTCCCACTGCTTCTGCCGCTCGGCGTTGGCCGTGGACAGGTCCGTGTAGGTGAAGTCGGTCATGCAAGCCTCTTGGGTTCAGCGTCGGTGGCGCGCTGGTCGAGGACGCGCTGAATGACGAACTCGATCTGCCGCATGCCGCACTCGGCGTCGCGCCCTTCGCGCTTGATGGACACGGCGATGTCGTGGGACGAGATGACGGTGCCGTCTTCGAGGGTGACAGTGAACTTCATTCTACTCACCCAATCCCTCGATGCCGGTTCCGACGAAGACCTCAATCGGTGTGTCGTCGTCCTCGGGGGTGTATGTGCCGTCCGCGACCGCACGAGCGTCGAGGATGGCGTTCAGCGCCATGTCCAGCTCGCCCGGCAGAGGGTTGCCTTGGTTGGCCTTAGAGTAGGCGCGCAGTTCGGCGGAGCTGATCGTTTCCAGCTCGCACCCGTCGTTCACGACGATCACGTATGGGAGGGTCATTTGCTCGACTTCCCTTGGGGTTGAGGAGATTTGGTTGAACTCTGATTTGGTGCTTTAGTCGAGAAAATAAGCGACAAAAGCAACGACAACCGCACTAAAGAAAACAGCGACTGCGATGCCCGAAATCCAGAGCGTGTCGGTGCCGAGGGCTTGGTCGGCAACGAGCGCCCACAGAGCGACGAGCGCGGCTGCTGCGCCCACGAGGGTGCAGACCCGGGAGAGAAACATGCGGACGTGATAGGGGAGGAGCATTTTTAGGCGCCTTTCTGGACCTCGGCGGTCCCGTTCACGGTCAGAAGAACATCGTTGTAGAAGTCCGGCACGCGGTCGTCCGAAATCTCATCGAACTTCTTGACGCCGTACTTGGCCTGGAGATTGGCGAGCTGGGGCATGACGCGCTGGTCCTTGTTGAACAGGTCCAGCAGCATCTTCACGCCCGCGCTGCGCCGCTCGGGGATGGTGAGTTCTTTGACGACATTGCCCGGCGGGGGCTGCTCCTCGGTCGTGGCGGTGGACAGCGGAGCGATGGGCGCCGTCGCAGGCGCGGTGTCCGGAGGCGTGAGCGCGACGACTTCCGGCGGCCCCATCTCAGCAGTGATGCCGTCCGTGGTCACTTCGGCCTTGCGCATGTGACGAGCGAAGTTCTCCACGCCGCCAAAGGCGGCGGCAAGAGCTTCGAGCGAGCGCTTCAAGTCTTCGGGGTTGTCGGCATTGATCTGGAGGGAAAACGACAATTGGAACCTCTATGCAGCAGTGGTGGTCAGAGCGCCGATAAGGTCGTCAAAGTCCGCCGCCCGGCGACGCGCCCGCGCAGCATACCTTTCGTCGGCGGTGCCCGCCGCGAAGCCATAGAACGCCGTCACGCTCTCGGTTTGGCCGAGGCGGTCGAAGCGCCCAACGATCTGGTGGTTGTCTGCCGCGACGCCCTCGGGCTCCAGCAACAGCACGTAGTGCGCCGCCGTGAGCGTGATGGACGTGCCAGCCGCCGTGTTCTGGCCGATGAAGACCCGGCATGTCGGGTCGTTCTGGAAGCTGTCAACGCGGGTCGCGCGCTGCGCGGACGAAACACTGCCGTGGATCACTGCCGGGTTGTACGGTGCTAGCGCGGCTTCAAGCTGGTCCAGCACTTCACGGTGCCGCGCGAAGACCCCCAGCTTGGCGTCGGGGTTGGCGTCGAGGAAGTCCTTGATCCATTCGGTGGCGGCAGGAGTCTTTGCGAGGCCCAGCAGTCGGCGCTCCTCGGCGGCGCTCGGGCTCAGCTCGGGAAGGTCTTCGTCATCGCTGATGGCCGCCATGAGGGCGTCCAGCTCGCTCGATGTCCGTTGCGCACCGGGGATTGGGCTCAGCGTGAGCGGCAACGTCAGATGCTGGACCGGGCCGATCTCCTGTTGCACGTCCTTCTTGGCCCGGCGCAGAACGTATGGCCGCAGCGCCTCGCGCAGCTCGTGGATAGTGATTGGGTTGTTGCCCACGATTTCGAGGCCGTACGGCGTGTCCTGCGTGACGCAGAAGCGCGCGATGAAGGCGTCGTAAGCCGGGATGACGCCGCCAAACAATTTGGTGAGCACGTCGGGAAACAGGGCGCGTAGATGGGGGTAAAGCTCGCCCGCGTTCTTGCGCTGGATCGTTGCGGACATGAGCCACGTGCTGGGCGCGCGGTCGCCGGACACGTCGAGGAGGACGCCACCGGCGAGGTTCAGCTTGGCGCCGTAGATGGCCCGGGTGCGATTGCTGTCCGCGTTGCCAAGATGGTGCGCTTCGTCAATGACGACGGCATCGAAGGTGCCGAACATCTGGGCGTGCCGGAGGAGCCTCCGGAGTTGCTTGCGCGCCTCGGCCCGTGACAGGGCATCGAAGGCAGCGACGACGGCAACGGGTGTCGGCGGGATCAGCTTGGTGTTGCCAGTGAATTGGACGACTTCGCGCGGGATCGTCTGCCACTTCGGAATTTCAATGGCCCACGAGACGCGCCCGATCGCCTGGCAGATGACGAGGATGCGCTGCGCCCCGATCTTGTCGGCGGCACGGACGGCCTGGGCGGACTTGCCCAACCCCGTGTCGTCGGCAAGGATCGCGCGGGAGCTTCCGGACAGGAAGTCCACGCCAGCGATCTGAGAGGGGCGCAGCGCGAGGTTCATGGTCGGTGGTGCTTAGTGGCGGGTGGCCGTCTTCTCGCCGTCACGGGCGGCAACATACTTGGCCGCCAGCGCCATAAACGGGCCGTGCAGCATCCGGGGCAGGAGCGTGCCGAACTGCAACACGGACGAATTGGGCTCCACCTTGAGCGCCTTCGTCACGTAGGCGGACACAGCAGCCGCCTCGATGATGAAGCACACGCAATCGAGCAGCGCCGTCTCCATGATTTCGACGTGGCGGCCCGCGTAGTCCTCGGGCTTGGCTTCGAACGCGGCCTGCATCCCAAGGCGGTTCTGCGTGGACAGCACGCTCAGAGCCATCGTGAATCCAGTAGTCACGCCCGCGCGGAACTTGGGCTCGTTCTCGAAGTCCTTGCGCGGCCCCGACTTGATCCAGTCCCAGGAGCTGCCGGTGGCGCCACCGGGGAGCGGCAGTCCCGTGGCTTCCTTGTCCCGCGCCACCACAGCCTCGGCCAGCGACGGCCCGTAGCGGTCTTCGGCCTCGTGAAACAGCGCATGGATGGCTTCGAGGTCCATCTGCGAGATGTCGCGGGCCTCGGTGGAAACGCCAGTTTCCGGGGAAGCTGCCTTGCCGATGTGGCCGGGGGCAGTGGTCTGCTTGGCAGTCTTGGGGTCGGTCATAATCTCTGTCCTGTTGCGAGTTGCTCGTGTTGCATGAGGTGCTTACGCTGACAACGAAGGCAAATCACCACGCCTTTGGGTGATCCGTCAACAGGGGCCAGCGATTTTTTCGAGGGGGCCGTTACAGCGGCGTGACAACGCCGGGGACGGACGGTCAAAATAGGACCGTATTCCTATTTGTTCCGACTTTGTTCCTGTTGTCAAGCAACCTGGAGCGACAGCGCCCCGGCATAGGCAATCAGCGCGGCATCGGCCCGGTTGTGGTCCATCTTGCGGGCGAAGGCGCCTGCGAGGTTGGGGAAAAGCTGCCCAGCGCGAAGGCGCCCTGCGTCAGGGTCCCTGGGCACCCGGACGAGGCTCTGCCACTGTCTGGGCGCGATCCGGTGGACCACCAGGCCGGCGCCCGCCGCGACGCCCTCGATCAGGCCGAACGCCTGCCCGAACCGGAACATCGAGGTCACGCCCTGGCCGGGCATCGCGTGGACATCTTCGATGAACACGTCCGCCGCAAGCCCGAAGGGATTCTCGCTCATGCGGCGGAGTAGCGCCGCCAATTCGCTGGGGATAAGATGTGACTTGGCCGACCCGTTGACCTTCACCTTGGCAGTCGGGATATCTTGCACGTCGATGAGTCGCACGGTGCCCCCGTGCATGTGAGCTAGAGCGACCGCCCCGGTGACGCCGGGGTCAATTCCGAGGATCAGACGACTATGAGGCATCGGCCACCACCGAGGCGGGCTTCTCGACCCGTAGTGCTTCTTGCAAGGTCATCCTGTCCATGCGCAGGGCGCAGTAGAGCAGGCGCGGGCGCCACTCGGCGGCGATCTTCTTGCGGCTGGTCCACTGATAGATGGCCCAATCGCTCGGCTCCCCGGGCTTAGCCTGCCGGTGGAGCGTCAGGGCCTTGCGAATAGGAGCAGGCGTCCAGCCGAGGGCCTTGAGGATTGCTTCATCGTCCCATGCGACGGGGCGCGTCTCGTTGGTGGGGTTCTCGGTGTTCAATTCGTTGCCTGCGTTGCTTTTCGTTGTGCGCCACCTTTGACAATACCGTCATGGTTTCGTGCTTCGCTACAGGAAACCACGGGGATAGCTGGACAATTCCGAGCCACAGACTTGTTGCTTTCGGTGTTTGACAAAACCGACAGCGGGCACTAGGCGTTAGCCCGTTGCGGTCGAGAAAATGGCAACCATGAAGGAGAAACTTGCCATGACACGTTCGCCCAAGAAGCCCGCCGTGAAGGCGGCTGCGTCGAAGAGGCCCGCAAAAGCCGCCATCCAGAAGGTGGCGGCAACCCCTGTCCCGGAGACACTTGAAGGCGCGCCCGCACAGCTCGGCAGGTTCAAGACGAACATTCGCCGCCTGCGCCTCGCCCGGAACTGGTCGCAGAGCGACCTCGCCCGGCACATCTGGGGCGAAGATACCGACAGCCGGGGCTTCGCGTTCGCCAAGAACAAGCACCTGATCTCCCGGTGGGAGAGCGGTACGGTCCCGGAAATGGACAATCTAAAGCTCGTGGCCGAGGCGCTGGAAGTGAGCATCGAAGTGCTGGCCCCGGACCTCGTGACGAACGAGCACGCGGACGAGCTGGCCGTCGCCATGACGATGGTGCCCGGGCGCCCGGACACGGTGCGGCTCACGGTGAACACTTTCACGACGCTGACGGTGGCCTCCAAGATCATCACGCTGCTGTCCACCGACCCCAACACCAATGGCCCGTGAATGGCCCGTGATCTGACATGAACGTCCCGGTCGAACTCGCGCTGGCCACCAAGTCCGAGGCCGCCATTCTGCTGCGCTGCTCCGTCTCCAAGATTGAGCGGCTGATGGCGAAGGGCGTCTTGCCTCACCAGCCCGGGCGACCCGTGACGATCCGGCTTGTGGACCTCATCAAGTACAACGACAGCAGGACAAAATGGTCGAGCAAACCACCTACGTCCCCGACATCGAAGACACCGAACTTCGCCCCTCCAAGCGCACCGGCTACTACGAAATCGTCTGGACAATCCCCGCCGGCAAGACCGGGACAGGACGGGCGCGAACGCGCACGTATTCATGCCGCACTAAGGACGAAGGCATCGCGAAGGAAATCCGCCGCGAATATCTGAGCGCGCTGCGCGGGGCGACGAAGGCCGTCGGCCTGCCCACGGTGGGCGAGCTGATCGACGCCTACAAGACGGGCTGGATCGACGCGAAGGGCAAGGGCAAGTCGCAGTGGGAGAGCTTGAAGCCCGTCAAGCGGCTCCTTGGTGCGCTGAGCCCGGATGACCTTGATGACGGCACAGAGCTTGAAGGCGAAAACGGGTACATCGCGACCCGGACAGCCGAAGGCGTGTCCAGCGGCACGATCCGGCGCGAGCTGGGCTCTCTCGTCGCGGTGTTTGGCTGGGGCAAGCGCGCCCGGAAGCTCCCCAAGGACTACTTTCCGCCCATCGTGAACCTCACGCCGAACGGCGCGCCGCGCGAGAACTTCCTTGATGAGGCCGACGAGCAGAAGCTGCACGATACCGCGCAGGTGATCTTGACGAGCGTGGTCAAGGGCGGACGCCATCCGGCGTGGCGCGGCGCGCTGTTCACGCTGATCGCGCTGAACCAGGCCGCGCGCTCCGAGGCCATCGAAGAACTGGACTGGACACGCATCGACACCAAGCGCTTGGGCGACCCCAAGCTGCGCCGCGTGCTGATCGACTTCCGCGATCCAGCCCGGCCCGAGACGAAGAAACGCCGGGGCATCATGCCGGTGTCCGACCGGCTGCTGCCGATCCTGCGTGAGGAGTGGCTTCGACAGGGGCGACCCGAATATGGGCCGGTGCTCGGCACGTATGGCTCGACCCGCAAGTCGTTCGCTCGCGTGAAGCTGGAAGCCTTCGGCGCGGGCTCGGTGGTGGGCGACAGCCTCTGGCGGCACGACACGCGCCGAACCTGGGCGACGCTGGCCACCATGAAGGGTGTCAAGCTGGAGAAGGTCGCGCAGGTGCTGGCCGACACGCTGGAGACGACCGAAAAGCACTACGCGCACTATGCTCCGGATTTCCTCGAAGACCCGGTGAACAAGCGCGCTTGACGAAACAGTGGACGGGCTGGTGTCTTGCCCGTTCGCCCACGTCGTTGCGCACGTAGGGCGGTCGAGCACCAAATATCGTGAGGCCGTTCACATGGGCGAAAGCCCCACACTCAACGAAATCGTGGCCGCAATCTTCGGCCCGGACTTCGACCCCAAGACGATCCACTTCGCCAGTTTCCCTGGCGATCCCCACAACAAAGACGACGCACGTTGGCACGGACACCGGCTGACGACAGGCGACGAGACGTTGCCGAAGGGGAATAACAACTTCCTCTGCATGGGCGCGCTTGACCCTACCAAGACGGGGCGCTCGCTCGCAGACGTGACGCACCATGTCGCGTTCTGGATGGATGACGTGGGCACGAAGGTCCCACTTGAGCGCGTGAAGCAGCTCACCCAGCGCCCCGGCATGGCGCCGGTACTCATCATCGAGACAAGCCCCGGGAACTACTCCTACATCTGGCGGCTGGACAAGGCGGTCGAGGAGCTGCCCGACGACTTCGACGCGCAAACTGTCACGGCTATCCGCCACACGCTCAAGGCCGATGGTTGGGGCGATCCGGCTGCGCAGGACCACGTGCGCTATATGCGGCTCCCCGGCATCAACGGGAAGACGGCATATCGACAGGCAGACGGCGCCCCGTTCCAGTCACGGGTTGTCGAGTGGTCCCCGTCGAACGTGGTCCGTCTCGAAGACTTCGCGGCGGCGATCATGGGTGCCACCTGGTTCGAAGATGTCCGGTCGGGGCGTTTCGCCCCGGCGCAGGTGCTCGCCGGTGCGTCGAACGACCGCGCGGCCACGATGGACGACCCTCTGGTGCGCCTGGCGCTGGCGGTGGGCTTGAGCCCCCAGCCAAGCACCCGCGCGGGCGTGATCGACTGCATCTGTCCGAACGGCGCGAACCATACCGGGGGTGACCAGACCGGATACGCCATCATCAACGACGGCATGAGCTACTGCAATCACGCCTCGTGTCAGCATCTCAGGTCGCCCGACTTCCAAGACATGATGATCGAGGCTTACGACGCGCAGGTCCAGGCTGGGATCATGTTCGGCACGATTGTGGAGAACCCTCTCGGTGTGGGCCTGCTCGACGCCAAGACCGGAGAAGTCGTGCCCGCGACGGGGACGGGGTTTTTGGCCAGTGTCCGGTTCGAGAACGCTGCCGTGGACACGGGAATGGGGTCTGCGGGGCAGAGTTTGGTGGAGGCCGCCGAGGAAGTCGCGCTGCGCATGAGCGACGCCGAGGACGCCCGGTACCAGTACGTCGCTGATCGGTTCGTGGCCGTCGATCAGACGGGATCGTTCTGGGACTTGAAATACGGCCAGTTGATCGGCCCCGATCTTTTCGACCGGGACGGTGGCGTGTTGCAGCACTTCAAACTAGCGACAGGCAAGAACCGGGCGAGCACGCTGGCGCTCAATCACCACAGCATGCGACATGTCCAGACGCTCGCTTGCAGGCCCGGAGAACCGGTAATCACAACCACCCGAGGTCCGAAGGGCGACCCGATCCCGGCGGTCAACACTTACGCGCCCGCGAACATTCGGCGCGTGACGGGTGTTCCTCAGAAGTACCTCGATCATCTGGGGCACATGTTTGCCGGGCAGCAGCAGACCGTTGACTATTGGCTCGACTATCAGGCGTGGCGGCTACAAAACCCCGGGGCGCACACGTCGATCATTGCTCTATTCGGAGGAAACCCCGGCACGGGCAAGGACTTCCTCTTGGAACAGTTCTTCAAGATGGTCGGGCAGCACAACGTCGGACGCGCCACCGTCAAGGAACTGATGAGCGAGTTCAACGAGGCAGTGTTGCTGCCGACCGTCTATCTCGATGAGTTCTCGCTGGCGGGCAAGGACGCCCAATTCGGCTACAACAAACTCAAGAGCCTCGCGTCGCCTACGGGCGTGTCCATCACGATCAATCCCAAGTACGGCAAGAAATTCAAGACACAGGTGTCCACGTCCGTGCTCGCTTCGACCAACGACACCGACTCGCTGGAGGGTGTGGGAACGGACGACCGGCGCTTCTTTATCGCGTGGACCTTCGCGAACAAGCTGGTCGGGCAACACCCTGTGACGACACCCATGTCCGAGGCTTACTTCCAAGACCTGTGGGACCACTACGAGCAACCCGACAGCATCGGCATCCTCTACGATTTTCTGATGAAGCGGAACGTCCAGCACTTCAACCCAATGGGCGCGCCGCCGCGCTCCGCCGCCCGTCACAGCACCCTCGTGGCGTCCCTCAGTACCGCGTCGCAGTTCGTCTATGATCTGGTGACGGCAGGGCCGCTCGCGAACCGGAAGGTAATCTCCAGTGAGGAGGTTCGTGCGCTGGCGCTTGCGTCAGACGATCCGGGCGTCAAGAACCACACGTCACCGAAAGCTCTCGCGCGCGGCCTCCAAGCGGCTGGTTGTGTGTCCATCAACAGAGCGGGCAGCGACAACAACCAAGTGCGGGTATCTGGAGGGCAGCGGGTCCGCCTGTGGTCGGGTGCTTGCGTCGTGGCCAACAACGCGCAGGTGGTGGGCGCCGTCTCCGAACAGGAGCGCGACGTTCTCCTGGGTAGCCCGGACAAGGCGCGGGATTTGTTCGAGGCCGAAGTCGCCGCGTCGGGGGCCGAGTTCGCCCTCACCTAGGATCGAAGACTTCTCGACCCAGCCTGCTTGTCTCGCTTGTCTTGGTAGTGTCTCGGAAAGATTGGCATCTTCCGAGACACTATTTTTTCCTCTGGACATGGGGGTTTCAGCCGGTTTGTCTCAGATGTCTCGGTACTTCTCTATAAAAGGGGAAATGATAGGTAATAGGGTTTATGGGTGCGTGCGTGCGAGTGTGAGCGTGCGTTCGCGCGTATAGAAAACGCATTTCTTCTGAGCCATCCGAGACACGAGACAAAATCGGCTATCCGAACCCAGCGTTCCGCACTTTGGTGAAGACGTTGTACCAGGCGTTCCAATCGCCACTCTCGACGGCACTCATCCACACCAGCACCATCTCCCTCGCGAGGAGGGCGGCGTCGCCCATGCGGCGCTGATCGAAGCGCTCGACCTTCGCGGACAGGCCGAACCAACTCGGCGCGACGAGCTTCATCACCGACTGGAAGATCGGTTGCAGCAGCAGCTCCCTCGGGATGCGGTTCTGGCGCAGCAGCGTCTTGAGATTGCGCCTCGCGAGAATGTGCGCCTTATCGACCGGGCGCCCTTCGTCGCGGCGCCGGTTCCTGAGCCGGATCGTGCCTGCCGTGCCCAGATGCTGGTGGCAGCACTCCTCGTCTCTCACGGCGGGGTTCCGGCACTGCAAACCTGTGCGCTTGCTGATCC